CGCCCCTCGCAGTCTGTACGGCCAACAGGTTTCGGGGGGTGACCGTGCCGCAGTCGGTTCCGCCCAAGGTCGACCCCGTTCGCCGCAACGCGAGGACCGGTCCGTTCCTGCTTCCGGCCGAGGGCCGGGTCGGGGACCCGCCGCCGTGGCCGTTGAGTCCGGCGATGAGCGCACCGGAGAAGATCACCTGGGCGCAGTTGTGGGCTACTCCCCACGCCGTTGCGTGGGAACGGCTCGGCTGGACCAGGACGGTGGCGCGCTACTGCCGGGTTCTGGTGGCGGCGGAGAAGCGGGGAGCCCAGGCGGCTCTGCTCGGGCAGGCGGTGGCGCTCGAGGACCGCCTTGGCCTCACTCCGAAGGCGATGCGGATGCTGCTGTGGGAGATCGCCCGCGATGAGGTGTCGGAGAAGCGCGAGGAGCCGACGTCAGTGAGGGGCCGGCTCAAGGCGGTCGGCTGATGCCGTGGCGCGGCCCCGAGGTGGAGGGAGAGTTCCCGACTCTCGGGTATGACGTTGGCGAGTGGATCGAGTCGCACCTGGTCATTCCGGACGGCTACCTAATGGGTCAGCCGTACAAGCTGACCGACGAGATGTGGACCTTCCTGCTCCACTACTACCGGCTCTACCCGTACGCCCAGCCGTGGCCCGCGCCGGATGCGTTGAGGTACTTCGGTGGGCAACTGCGGCGGTCGCAGAAGTGGGGCAAGGACCCGTTCGGGGCGGCGATCGACTGGGCCGAGGCTCTCGGTCCGACCCGGTTCGACGGCTGGAATGCGGGCGGCGAGCCGGTGGGCGCGCCGTACCCGACGCCCTTGATCGTCTGTTTGGGCACGTCTGAGGACCAGACCGACAACACCTGGCGGCCGCTGCTGTCGATGGCGCGCCGCGGTCCGCTGGCGGACCTGTCGGGGCTGGACGTCGGTGACACGCGCATCAACCTTCCAGGCGGCGGGCGGATCGAGCCCGTCACGACGAGCGCCAGGGCCCGGCTCGGTGCCCCGCTGACGTTCCTGACCATCACCGAGCCCCACCTGTTCACCCTGCAGGGCGGGTACCGGCGAGTGTGTGGTGCGGTCAAGCGGAACGTCGCCGGTATGGATGGCCGGTGGCTGGAGCTCACGAACGCGTGGGATCCGACCGAGGCGTCCGAGGCGCAGGTCACTGGCGAGGCCGACGACGACCGGATCTACGTCGACACGATCGAGCCCCAGCGCGTCGACGACCTGACCGACGACGAGGCGTTGTACGCCGAGCTGCTCCGGCAGTACGGCGACTCATCCCGCGAGCGCGGCGGCTGGGTCAACATCAAGGGCCGGATCATGCACGAGGTCCGGTCCAACCGGAACATGGAGGCCGACCGGCGCCGGTACTTCCTGAACGAGATCGTCGTCGGCGAGTCGGTCTTCGTCGACCCGGTGCGCTGGGACTTCATGGCCCGAGACGACATCCTCGCCCCCCGGACGGTGATCGCGCTCGGCTTCGACGGCGCCAAGTACCAGGACGCGACCGCGCTGGTGGCGTCGCGGATCTCCGACGGCCGTCTGTTCTGCCTGCGGGTCTGGGAACGGCCCCTGGACGCCGACCGGGACTGGCGGGTGCCGTCGCTCGAGGTGGACCGGGTACTGCGGGAGACGTTCGGCGCCTACCGCGTGGTGCTGATGTACGCCGACCCGTATCGGTGGCAGGACTACCTGGACAACTGGGCGGCCGCCTTCCCCGATCGGGTGGTTGAGTTCCCGACCAACGTCGAGCAGCGCATGGCCAAGGCCATCGAGCGGTTCTCGACGTCGTTCGCGGACGGCGAGATCACCCACGACGGCTCTGCGGTGCTCACCCGCCACGCCAAGAACGCGGTGCTGGTGAAGGGCTCCCGCAAACGCGATCGTCCCGGCGAGGAGGGTTCGTTGCCGAGCCACTACCTGAAGATGGCCAAACGCGGCGACGGCATGCTCATCGACGCCGCGGTGGCCGCGGTGCTCGCCCATGCCGCGCGTGGTCAGGCCATCGAGGATGGCGCGCTGCCCGGCTACGACCCGCTCAACAGTGTCCTGATCGGCGGGGGGTGAGCTGTGGCGGCGTGGAACCGGCTGCTGCGCGCCTTCGGCCGTAGGACCGAGCAGCGTGACATCACTTCGGTGCCGTGGGACACGGGCGGGTCGTTGTCCTACACCGCCACCCAGGAGCGGGCGCTGACCCTGGTGCCGGTGTACGCCGCGGTGCGGCTGCTGTCGGACACGGTGTCGACGCTGCCGCTGAAGGCGTACCGCAAGGCCGGCGAGGAGCGCCAGCCGATGCCCACCCTGCCGCAGTTGTTCTCGCTGATGGACGACGACGGCACCCTGACGGACTGGCTGCACCGGTGCATGGCGTCGCTGACGCTGCGCGGCAACGCCTACGGGCTGGTGACGTCGCGGGACGGGATGCAGTTCCCGACCGCCATCGAGTGGCTGAACCCGAACGAGGTGTACGTCGACGAGCGCAACGTGGCCCGGCCGCTGTGGTACTGGCGGGGCCGGGCGGTGGCGTCGGAGGACATGGTGCACGTGCCGTGGTTCACGGTGCCGGGCAAGGTGCAGGGCCTGTCCCCGATCGAGGCGTACGCGCAGACCATCAACGTCGGCCTGCAGGCGCAGGACTACGGCTCGTCGTGGTTCGCCTCCGGTGGGGTTCCGCCGGGCACGTTCAAGAACAAGTCCATGGAGATCGACCAGGCGCAGGCCGACATCATCTCGTCGCGGCTGACGAAGGCGATCCGGGGCCGTAAGACGCTGGTGTACGGGGCCGACTGGGACTACAGCGCCATCTCGGTGAGCCCGGAACAGGCCCAGTTCGTGCAGACGCAGAAGCTGACCGCGACGCAGGTCGCGGCCATCTACGGCATCCCACCGGAGATGATCGGCGGCGAGGCCGGCGGGTCGCTCACGTATTCGACGTTGGAGCAGCAGACGCAGAACCTGGCCACGTTGACGCTGCGGCCGTGGCTGGTGAAGTTGGAGCGCAAGTTCTCCTCGATCCTGCCGTCGCGCCAGTACGTCAAGTTCAACGCCGACGCGCTGGTGCGGGCGAACCTGGCCGACCGGTATGCGGCGTACAAGACGGCGGATGAGATCGGGCTGTTGACGTCGGACGAGATGCGGGCCAGTGAGGACCGTGCCCCCCTGACGGCGGCACAGAAGGCCGAACTGAAGGCGAAGAAGGAACCGCCGCCGGCACCTCCAGCGCCGCCTGCCGCTCCAGCCGTGGAGGCTCCGCCGCCGCCGACCCGGGCGTCGCTGCTCGACGCGCTGATCGTGCGGCTGTTGGAGGACGATTTTATTGACTCCGCCGTGGTGCCGTTGGCACTGGAAGGCCGCCCAAAAGGCTGGCGCTGAGAGCAGCGCTGATCGAGGTCCGGGACCGGCGCCACCTGCCCGGAAAGCATGACCAGTCCACTCATGGTCATGGGCTGGGTGGAAAGAACTGGCGCAAGACGCACGATGATGCGGGTGCGGCCTTGGCCGAAACCGCGCGAACTCCCGTCACCTCGTCAACGCCTCTCGGCGGCGGATGGAGTGCGAGCGTCGCGGTTGAGGAACATGAGGGCGGGACACTGATTCGTAAGGACTTTCCGCCTGGTGACGATATCCGTGGTCCGAAAGATCAGGCGGATGCGGAGCGGTTGGGGTCCCTCGTTGCTCACGCTGTTGGTGTGCGCTCCCCCGCAGTGGTGCCCGCCGGCGAAGATTCGGTCTTGATGGAGCATGTGCACGGCAAGACTTGGGCCGAGCAGGCGTATGGAAGTCCCCCGGCCCATATTCTCAATAGCGACGAAGGCCGCATGTTCGGGCTGCACGACATTTTGGTCGGAAATCCGGATCGCAACCCAGGCAACTTTATGACCACAACCGATGGCGGCCACCTAGTTGCGATCGACCACGGCCTCGCCTTCTCGCCACGTTGGGCGGCTGGCATCGCCAGTCCGTTCGCCGGACACTTCACCAATGCGGCCGGCAACAACTGGGCCGACAGCATAGACATCAGTCCGCACGACATGGCAACCATTCGAGGTCGGTTGTCTGATATTCGCGGCGAGTTCGCCGCCGCTGGTCGCATTGATTGGTACGACCACATGATCGAGCATTTAGACGCCCTCGAACCGCGGGCGATCGGCACGACAAATAGGTTGTCCTGACATGGAGTTGCGGGCTGTGGCGACACGGCAGGTCGTTGGCACTGTTGGCTACGCGAACGGCGGCGCCCTAACGCTGACGGGCGCGGCTCAGGATGTGTTCGCCGAACTGCGTCGCATGGTTGGCGATCAGAAGTTAGGGCGGAACCTATTGGCTTACGGCTGGTCCAACGGCTACCTATATCTGACTAAAGACGACGTGACGCAAGCGTCAACGGGTAGATCAAGTTAAAGCGCAGGTTCCAACGCAACCGACAGGACGTCGGTGCGTTTCCGCATGTTCCGAAGGAAGTGAACCGATGGTTGCTGCCGTCGAGCGGCGTTTCACGCTGCTGCCCGTGGAGATGCGTGGCGGCGGCACCGGCAACAAGATCGGCGGGTATGCCGCCGTGTTCGACCGGCCGTCACAGAACCTCGGTGGGTTCATCGAGGTCGTCACCCGGTCGTTCTTCGCCAAGTCCCGCGGCGACGGCTGGCCCGACGTGATGGCCCGCTACAACCACGACGACAACATGCTGCTGGGCACCACCGGCGCCGGCACGCTGCAACTCACCGTCGACGACGTCGGTCTGGACTACGAGGTCCTGCCGCCGCAGTCGCGTAAGGACGTGGTTGAACTCGTCCAGCGCGGTGATGTGCGCAAGTCGTCGTTCGCGTTCCGCGTCGCACCCGCCCCCGACGGCTCGCCGGGCGAGTCGTGGTCGCTGTCCGACCAGGGCTACCCGACCCGGTCCCTCCTCGCCGGCCAACTCGTCGACGTGGCCCCGGTCAACGCGCCCGCCTACCTGGACTCGACCGCGGCGCTGCGCTCGCTGGCCGAACGGTTCCAGGTCGACGAGGAGGAGGTCCGTTCGCTGGCCACCCAGAACGAGCTTCGCAAGTTCTTCGTCCGCACCGACGGTCCGAGTCCCGTCAAGGCGCGGGCGTTCGGGCCTTCCGCCGCGGCCGCGCTGCTGGCGCGCCGCGCCGACCCCTGGGGCGAGTAGCACCGGGCAGGCCGCCAGCCACCCACCGCCAAGACCCCATCCAACCCCACGACCCCGACCCGGGCAGGCCGACAGCCACCCGGCCGGGGTCGTCCGTCCGCACCGAAACCTGAGGCAGGGCGCCACCCACCTCGCGCAGTCAACCAAAACCAGCCGAAAGGACGTCGCACGTGAGCGACATCGTCAAGCGGCTGCGCGAACGGCGCCTCAACGTCTGGAACCAGGCCAAGGAAATCGCCGACCGCGCAACCGACGAGAACCGCAACTTCAGCCCCGAGGAGCAGGGCTCCTGGGACGCGCTGAACACCGAACTCGACAACCTCGACAAGCGCATCAAGTCCGCCCTCGACGGCGAACAGCGCGCCAAGGACACCGAGGACGCGTTCAACCGGCTCGAGGCCAAGCCGCAGACCGCCGGAGGCGCCCCCGAGTCCCGCGCCGCCACCGAACTGCGCGCGTTCCTGCGCGGCGAACCCAACGCCCCCAAGTTCGTCGAGATCAAGCCCCAGGGCCCGATCAACCTGCGTGCCCTGTCGAAGCTGACCACCGGCGCCGGCGGCAACACGGTCCCCACGTCCTTCTACGACCAGCTCGTCGCCCACCTCATCGAGGTGTCGGGCGTGCTGCAGACCAACCCGACGGTGCTCAACACCAACTCGGGTGAGAACCTGCAGATCCCGAAGACCACCACCCACGGCACTGCGGCGTCCGCCGCTGAGGCCGCGGTCCTCACCTCCGCCGACCCGGCCTTTGGTCTGGTCACGCTCGGCGCGTACAAGTTCGGCTGGACCGGCCGGGTGTCGCGCGAACTCGTCGACGACACCGGAGTCGACCTCGAGGGCTACCTGGCGATGATGGCCGGCCGGGCGTTGGGCAACAAGTTCGGCGCCGACCTCGTCACCGGCACAGGCACCTCCCAGCCCACCGGGTTCATGACGTCGGCCACCATCGGCGTCACCGGCACCACCACCGGCCAGTCCGGCGCCGCCCAGTACGTCGACCTGGTCGACCTCATGTACTCGGTCATCTCCCCGTACCGCCAGTCCCGTTCCTGCTACTGGATCATGCGGGACGCGACCGTCGGCGGTCTGCGCAAGCTCCGCGACACCACCGGTCAACCGATCTGGCAGCCGTCGATGCAGCTGGGCTCACCGGACCTGCTGCTCGGGAAGCCGATCGTGGCGGATCCGTTCATGCCGGCTGTGGCCACGGGCGCACAGTCGATCGCGTTCGGCGACTTTTCGCAATTCTTCGTTAGAATGGTAGGGGGCATTCGCTTCGAACGTTCCGACGACTTCCTATTTGATAGCGACATGGTCGCCTATCGAGCCGTGCTTCGCGGTGACGGGGCCCTCGTCACCGCGAAGCA